ATTCCACTAGTTACATGACCTAAACCGCTTGTTATAGGACCCATTGCAATTGCAGCCATTCCTGCCTTAACTATAAATTCTTGAGTATGAGGACTTAAATTACTAAAGCTATTTGCTAATTTAGTAATATCTTTAGCAACACTTGTTATAGCTGGAGCTAATGCTTGGAAAGTTTTTATTGCTGCCCCTTCTAGAGCACTTCTCATTTCGGCTAAACTACCCTTTGCATTTTCACTCATAGTTTTAGCCATTTTAGCAGTAGCACCTTCACTGTTGTCTATAGCATTTGCTAATTTATTAAAATCTCCTTCACTAGCATTTATAATTGAAAGCCATCCGGACATGGCCTCCTTCCCAAAGATAGTTGCAACGGCACTGGCTTGAGTAGCTTCATCTAAACCGCCCATTTTTTCTCTAAGGTCAGACATTACTTCTCTAAAGCTTTTCATCTTACCGTCACTATTTTCTACAGATATTCCATACTTCTCCATCATTTCGGCCATACTATCCGTAGGCTTTACTAAGTTAGTTAATCCTGCTCTAAGTGCAGTACCAGCTTGACTTGCTTTAATACCACTATTAGCCATTAATCCTATAGCTAAAGAAGTATCTTGAACACTATATCCTAAAGCACCAGCTACAGGAGCGGCATATTTAAAAGTTTCTCCCATCATACCAACGTTAGTATTGGCATTACTACTTGCAGCTGCTAATACATCACTAAACATACCAGCATCTTTAGCTTTTAATCCAAATCCTGTTAATGCATCTGTAACAATATCGGAAGTAGTTCCGAGGTCTTCATTAGATGCAATTGCTAAATTTAGTATAGGTTCTATACCTTCGAGCATATCACCAGTTTTCCAACCGGCCATTCTATGTTATTAACCCTAAGCTTTTTATCTTAGGCTCTGGAGGTTTCCCTCATTTTCATCGGTTTGTTACTTCAAACCCAGCATAGCATACCTTTTTACGTAATTATTTCATCCATAACGTAGAGCGGCCTCTTGGTGTATTATTTCAACACTATGCGTTGCCCCTGACCAATTAGCATACTAATTGTCACTATATCACTATAGCTTAATGAATTTATATCATGCCTTCGGTTCGGATTAGGATTTTACACCCTCCCCGCTTAATTCCACTCTAATAATCTTAAGTTTTCAATGGATTTAACTTAAGACGGCAATAATTTTGCCATATACTCCATACCTTCTCCTGCTTGTGCAGCACTAAATTTAGTTTTAGCTCCCATTTCTTGAGCCTTATTTTCTAACTTTTTAAGATCATCACCAGTAGCTCCAGAAATAGCTGCTACCTTATCCATTTGAGCCTCATATTCCATACCTACATGAGCGGCAGCTACTCCTATTCCTGTTAAAGGTAAACTAACATGAGTAGTAAGTTTTCCACCTATCTCTTGAGCTTTACTCCCTACTTTTTTAAAGTTATTTCCTAAGTCCTCAAGCCTTTTAGATGCATTACTTACACTATGAGTATTTTCTACTTCTCTATTGAATTTATTTATAGCAGATTGAGCTTTATTTACTTCTTCTTCTGCTTTATTCATTTGAGTTTCATAGTTTTGTAATGTCTTAGCATTATTTTCTACAGCTCTATCTAGCTTATCATGTTCTTTTTGTAATTCTTCTAAAGCTTTTTCAGTTTCTTTAGCCTCTTTACTTTCTTTACCATAGTTTTTTATAGCATTTTCATGTGCTTTTTCAGCCTTCGAAAGAGACTTTGCTAATTCATCTCTTTTATGTATATTACCTTGTAATGTTTCAGTAGCATCTTTAATACTCTTTTTATAAGTTTCTAGCTTCTTATTTTGTAAATCTAATTGTTTTTGTAATGAGCTTTGAACTCTATTTACACCTTCTGTAGATTTACCAAATGCCTCTAAACCACTTTGAGCTGCTTTTAATTCACTCTTATTATTTTTAATTTCTGAATTTATACCTTTTAATGTACTGGAATATCCAGAATCATCAAGTATCATCTTTGCGGTTATTCGTTTTTCTGTATCACTCATTTACACTCCTTTCTCTTTCTATAGGAAAGGTACTTCATCTATACTAACAACTTTTTCAACATATCCATCATCTGAAACTGATTGAGATTGCTCTTCATGTTCTTTATTGAGTTCTCCGATTAACATAACAATTTCTTTGAATGTACTATCGAAGAACTCTTGTCTTGTGAAATTTAGTTGTGTTTTTGCAATAAAAAAAAGCCTATTTATATCAAATGGCTTTTCGCTAAAGTCTATTTTTTTTTACTTTCTTCTTTATCTTCATTTGTATCTTTTTCATTTTCTGTAGATCTTTTAACTCCTCTGTAATCATAATATAGGTCACATGCAAAAGTTACTATTTCATCTACTATTTGATCTGGAGTTAATTTTTCTCTTAATTCATCTATAGTTAATGGATTTTCATTCCCATCCTTATCAACTCTTTTTGATATACAAGAGCATACCATAACTTTTAAAGCATTATTATATACATTTTGACCGTACATAACTCCATTTATTACAGTACCAAAGTTATCAAATCTTTCATCTATATCAAATATAGTCTTATTTGTCATTTCAAAATCTAAGTTTTCATTTCCTACTTTAAATTTTCTTTTCATTTAATTTCACTCCTTAGTATTTTATATTAATGTTCAGAACTAACTCCATCTGTTTTTTCTTCAGGTACAGTAACTTGTTTAAAGAAATTCTTTAAGAACTCTGGTGTTACATTAGGAGAATCACTGCATACATTGTATTGCCATAATCCATTTATTAAAGGTCTAAAACTAGCCTCTATTTTCTTAGCTTGGAAGTTTGCTTTACCTTCCTTATCTTTTAAATCTTCATCTGATAACCCAAATGTTCCAGCGAATAGTATTCCATATTTATCTATTCCTTGAGACTTCTCTGCTTTATATAAAATAGCAAGTGTTGGAGCTATATCATTATCATTTTTTATTACTCCACCTGTTTTAGCTAACTTATGCCCCATAACATAACATTCATCTGCATCTGATAAATCTGTTATATTTAAAGTTACCTTTACATCCTGTAAAGTTTGTTCCTCTAAAACTTTTCTTCCTTCATGATAATATGGATCACTATTTTGTTTTGGTTTTATTCCTATTTGCTTAATACCTTCTAAGTATCTAGGAGTATCAAAAGTTATACTCTCATCAGTTTCAGTTTTTAAGTGAGCTACATATAACTTACTTACGTTTACAACTGGTAATATTCTTTGTGCTGCCATTTTCTTTCATCCCTTTCTTTTATAAATAAAAAAACTAGCTTAGATTAGCTAGTTGGTAAATCAATGTTAAATCTTAAAGGTTTATGATATAATCCTGTTTTTTCTTCATATAAATCTGGACTTCCTGGATTGTATTCAAATCCAGCTTTAATAAATTTATTAACTATAACTGTTTCTAAGTTTGTATAGTCTCCTAAACTAAAAATATCAATTTGGACTAAGTGATTTAAATAGTCTATTTTACCTTCACTATATTCACTTCCTCTAGATCTAATAACTTGATACTCTATATATGGAGGTTTAGGACTATTAGCATGAATAAAATATACTTTTTTATCACTTGTTAAATCTAGTATATCTTTATCACTTAAAACTTCTTTTAATTTCTTTTTTATAATCGAGGCATCTATTTTTATATTACTTTCCAAAATATCACCCCATCTTTCTAAATATCGTTTGAGCTACTTTTGAAATAGCTTCCTCTGTGTTTTCTTCAACACTTCTTTCAAAGTATCCTACATGAGCCTTTTGTTCACTTGTACCATACTCTTGAAATATGTCATAGAAGGCTTTACTTTTTGCAGTTCCTTCTGTTGCTAGGGCATTTTCTTTAACAGATATTTTAATTTCAGCAAGTTCTCCTGTTGGTCCTACTGGAGTATCATTTTCTAACCCTTCTCCAATTACTTTTATACCTGACCTTACGGCTTGCCTTTTTATAACTGTATCTAAAGCCATATTTTTTACATATTCTTCAAACTCTTCATATCCCTCAAGTTCTATAGTACTTGACATATACACCTCCAAATAAAAAAGGCATAAGCTTTAGGCTTATACCTTTTATTTTATTCACTCCAAGAACCATCTACATATTTACATCTATATAAATCCATCGGATGTTTTTGAGATATACATAAATCTATATCATATCCACTATCTTTAAATGCTCTTTCAAGTAAAAATTGTATCTTTGTAACAATTCCTTTAACTAAAGCATCTTTTTTATAAAGTAAATCAACTGATATTACCTTTTTATCTCCACTATCTTTAACTTCAAAAGTAGAATGATCTAATCCTGAATTTCCTATATTAAGGTCATTTATTAATGTTTCTGGTTTAAATTCTCCACTTTGAGGAACAGAGACAGCCCCATCATTGGTATTATTATTTTCAATAGTAGTTTTATTCTCTTCTAGATCATAGCTACTTGAATCATATTTACCATTTAAAATGTCAAGTCCAGTTTGAATGTCATCTTTATTATTAATATTGATAACATGATCTTTATCTAAAATAAATTTATTATCCTCTAACTTATACAAATCACTACATCCTAAAGTTTGCTCATCTACTAAAGGAGTAAAAACTACTTCTTGTATTTGCTTATAGTCTAATAATAATTTGTCATTTATTATTTTTTTAGTATCATCTTTAAATTGATTAT